ATCCAAGTATTAGACTAGCTTTACTAGGTCCAGCTTCAAATTCAGGAGCTGCTGGAGCGAAACCATGTACTGGGGCAAATGCTACATCTCTAAATAAGGTGTCAGAATCATGCTTTGCTGCTCTATATGTTTTCTCTTTAGCTCTGTTAGCTTCTTTTACAGCAAACATTTTAGAATGTATTGCCCTAGCTTTTTTTCTACCAGCTTGCATAGCTGACTTACCTGCCATTCTAGCTGCACTAGCTCCAGTCTGAGTACCAGCATAAGAGCCTTCATGCATTTCTATAATAGCATCTTCAATTGCAAAGTCTTGAGTTGCAAAGATTTTTTTCAATTCTACATCTGTATCAGACCATTGATCCATCATCGCTTGATATGTTCTATCTTGATCTTGATCTTGGTCTATGACATCGTTTAAGTATTTGACATTATCAAGATTGGCTTTGACTTCATACTCTCTATTCTGTCTATGCCAATTTTTTAGTTTCGCATTATTACGACCTCTAGCGGCTGAGGCTTCGGCTTGGTGACCTGCTATTTGTGTTCCCGCTGATAGGGCCATTGTTGCGGCTGTTACTGGTTCGCACACGGCAAAATTCTATAAAGGTTAATTGGTTAGGACCATGTTTAAGTTCCCGTAAGAACTTGAATCCTAGAAACTTTAGAAGTTTTAGATGAGCGGTATTCCGTTTATCTACGATGTTCCAAAGAAGCTCTTCTTTTCTACTTTCTACAAATCGTTTTGATTCTCGTGCAAAGGTAAGTGGGAATTCATGGATAGCGTTAGTACACAACATCCATATTTGTCCTCCTTCTTGCACTCCTGCCAATCCAGCAATCTTGCCGTTTGGGACTTCAAACCAAACTGTATCTCCATAAAAAGCGGATGCTGGAATATAGAGAAGTGGTTCATGACCGTGGCCTTCTTTCACTTCTCTATAATCATCATCTCGAAGATGTGAAGCTACATATATAGCAGCTTCTTCTGTAATGGGGTGAATGTAATCAGACACGCTGATAGTATCTTGGTGAGTAATCTCCTTCCCAATTCATTGAATGAATAGTAGCTGGAGATGGGTGATTTGATTTTAATAATACTGTTAAATTTTCATTTCTATCATACACTGGTATAGTATGTAAGTATCCTCTTGCAATAGTTGGAGTACTAGATAATATATTATCCCACTCTAATGATTCAACTGTATAGGTATAAGGATCTCTTCCTCTTCTTTGTAAGGTTACATCTATGACACCAACATCACCAAAGTCAAAGTTCATTCTATGAATAGTTAATGATCCTCTAGTTTCAGATGTTACGGTTTCGCCAGATGTTTGTGTAATATAGATCTTAGGTAATTCAACTTCAAACTCATACTCATATCCTATTATGAGATCTGTGTTAACTGGACTACCATCTTTAGTAGAGGTCTTCCAGTTACCAGGGAGTGTTACTGTTTCATTAGGTGCAGTTCCAGTTACCTTAGCATCTGGTATATCATAACTTTTACCTGCAGCATCACTATCTGCAATACAATATGCGGTTAGTGTTCTATCACTATAGTACCCTGAACCTAGCGTAAATGTCGATACATCATTTTGAGTATCATAAGTAATATCACCTGTTGCAATAGTTTTCTTGGTATCTAAATGTACCCTATCTTCATTAGGTGCAGTACCTATCATAGGTGTATCTGAAGTTAATTTTATGTCAAATTTTTCTAGTGTAAATTTATTGTTACTTCCTGTACTTAATACTGTATAGTATACATCATCAAGAATAGTATGGTATATAACCTTATTAGGCATAGTCCATCTGAACCATGCTGATTGAGACCGCTTACCACCTGTTTCAAAATATTTATATCCCCATACTTCATTTGTAGCAGGATGTAGTGTACTATCTACACCGAATAAAAGTAAATCGTTTTCATTAGATTCACATACACTAGTAATTTTTTGAGGGAATAATTCACTTATAATTTTAGTTTGTTCTTGTACTACTGGCTCTTCTTTAGGACCACCTCCAGCCATTTCATAAAATCTGGCTTGTCTAGCAGTACTATTTAAGAAGCCTGTAGTGAGACCTAATGATATAGGAACGGTATCAGGGTTAAATCCATAAGATGATAGGTAACCAATCTTAGCAGTTTCAGGTGTAAGCAAAGCTTCAGCACCAGAGCTAAGAAGGAATTGTTCACTAGCACTATAAATAATTAAACCACTACCTGCTTCTACAGCATCATATAATTTAGTTGGGAAATTAGAACTGGATTGTAGATCAATAGGATCAGCATTGGAAATAGCCATAGCTGTTTTAACCCAGAAGGAATAAAAATCATTAACCCTAGATAGGATAATATTTTCATTACTGAGTAAACCTATTCTATTTCTAAAGAAAACCATCTTCTGAATAGGGTTACCTATAAATGTAGGTTTAGAGTTAGTGATATCATCACCTACATCTCTTTGACCCCAATCTGGATATGAAAATTGAAACCATCCATTACTATAATTTCTTGCAGTACCACCATTAATAGAGTGTATATCTGTTATAGTTTGAGCGTTGTTTCCAGTGCCAGTTAAATTGATAGCTGTACCAGAGTTAGCATTACCAGCACTTGTGGCTAATTTTATAGAATTTGCATCTACTTTAATAACATAATATGTGGTACCATCAGACAATCCTGCTAAAGTTGTACCACCTCCATTACTATATGTAACGGCTTGTGTGGTAAGCATTCCATGGTTATTAATAGTAATAACTTCAGTACTAGTATTAACATCTGATGTGGCTATTGTATTAGTTGTACTACCATCAACCTTCTTAATCTGTAGAGGCATTGTATCTTTATCTAAGGATATTTCTATCCCAGGAGCTGCTACCTCTTCCCACACGCCCTCTCCGAAACGAGCTGGGGTGTATGTACAAGTTTCACCTCCACTGATTGTACCAGATGATGAGTTACCTGCTAATTCAAAAGCACCATCAGATCTATTGGAAACTGTATAATGTCCATCTCCAGCACCTCCACTAGTGAAATCAATAAAGACTGTATCATTATTCTGTAAACCATGATCTGCAGCAGTCACTGTAACTGTTGTACCAGACCTAGAATATGTGGCTGATTTAGATATATCTGCATTAATACCTTCAGCTTGGAACCGTAAGTAGTAATCGTCCATATCTTCACCACTGTTAACAACACGGACAACATATCCATGTCTACATACACGTGGTAAATCTGCTATATTATTAACTTCTGAAGTAGCAATAGACATCAAAGACTTTTCAGGTGTTGTGACACCAAAAGGAGTAGCTCTATATAGATGTAATCCATTACCACATATTGTAGCTGTGAGACCTGTACCACTGATAGCATCTAAAGTTGCTTTTAAATCACTTACAATCATAGCTGCAGATACATTTTCTTCAGACGTAGATGATGTAGCATCTGGTCTTACACCAGCTACATTACACCTTGATTTAATAGTTTGATGCTTAAGTACTTTTATTGTTGTAGTAACACCTTTTTCTGATGTATATGCATGGGTATCTGGACCAGATGATGACCAACCTTCTCCACCAAATTGTAGTTTAGGAAACGCTTGATATGTATCGTGGTATGAATAACTATCATCTACTGGAGCTGTAGGTTGTGGAGTACATCTAATATCCATCTCATATCTGAGTCTGGATTTACCGCCTGCACTCATGTTAGGTGGTGAGGTACCAAACATATCTGTACCTGTACTTATATCTACAATCTCTCTACCCATTCCTAAGCAGTCACCATTACTAGTACCGCTATAATGAGAAGAATCAGATACTGTACCAACCTCGATAGAAGTTGCTCTTGTATGTTCAAAGAGAGTATTATTATCTGGATCAAATATATCTAATGCATACTGTTTACCATAAGATATAGTATCAAGTGAGATAAATGCTTCATTCAATGAAGCTGGAGATAAGTCACCTGTACCAGTTAACATAGCTGTACTAGTCTTTCTGTTAACAAAGAAGGTAGTCTCATTGATTGTCATCACCTGTATATCAGAAGACTTTGCATCTGATATTTTAGTGTTATCTAAATAAGTAGCTTTAAGTGTTCCAGGGATAAGGGAATAATCCACGGGTATCGAAGCACCGTCACTAGTTCTCCATACATTAACTGTACCATCTGCAGCACATTGGCCGATGTATTGTTCATCACTTTTTGAATAGATATTAAACCATTTTGCATTAGCTGCAGTGCTTACAGCATATGTTTTACTATCCCCATAGGGATTACTTGTGGTGGTTATCTCTTTAACTAACTGACTGCCAGGGCGTTTCTGTAATTGATTAACAACATCAGGTACTCCATTAACTAAGTCAACTACTTGACCTGGTATTTTCTTTTCGTCAGGTTGTGTGGATATACCTAAAACATAATTAGGTACTTTCTGTGTGACACTTGCCATTACCTTCTAAGTGCTGTATAAGGTTTATAAGATTGGTATGCAGATTCATCAGGCCAACCCATATAATTATGGTCACCTTGATTGCATTCATATTCCATGCAAGCTGCTCTAGCTTGTATTTCAAATTGAGCTATCATCTTCTGTAGTCCAGGGTTAGAGACTAATTGGACAGCTGCTCTACCTGATGCTTTGTATACTATATACCTTTGGAATGGAGCTGGTATATCTTCAAATGGTAGTAACCTAACTTTGTTTACATAGAAATAATCATCATCTGGAAATTCAAATGTATGATTTACTCTGTCATACATCTTCCATATTCCATCAATAGTATCCTTTCTCCTTACAAAGTCACGGGTACGATCCCATGCATCTTCCGAATCTATTCGTATTACATCAGATCCAATGATGATTTTATTATCAGTTGGATTGACTGATTCTTTTATATGATATTCAATATTAAACATCCAACCTTCATTCTGAACATCTTGATTAGATTCTTTAAGAAGATTATATATAAAAGATATTTCTGGATTTGCAAAGTCTAAACCAGATATTGGAGATTGACCTATGCTACCCAAGATCGCATTGACTGCGGATAGTTCGGTATCGATATCAACGGTTGTGGTAGTCATAGTTAAGATTCATGAATAAAAAAAGGGGGACCGAAGCCCCCCGAGTGAGTTAGTTATACTGAGCTGTAACTACAGCACAAGTGTCAAGGACACCTGAACCGCCTACAGTGTTGTATGCTAAACGTAAATTTTGAGTTGTGGAGGCAACCGCTGAAGGGGTGCCTGAACCACTTGTATCAGAAGGAGAGATACGAGTCTCGGTGCCTGCACCGCATACTCCGTACTCACCAACTGCTGTTGGAACTGCCATAATATTTTATTGTTAAGAAACTGTTCCTAGAAGTGCACTGTTAGAATGCTGCCTTCCGTACTCCAAAGGAGTAGCTGGGTCTTTGGTTATTGATTTATCAACCTGACCAATACCGCTAAGGCTAGCACCATTACCAGTAGTTCTAGTAAGAGTTTGTGTAGTACCAGGTTTAAGTGACATAATTAGCTACGTGCTGAAGTTAATTCAATTGCAGCTGCTGGGTTTAGTGTACCTACACCCATTGCAAGTCTACCAACCATTACGTCGCCTTGATAAAGGACTGATACGTCCCCGCCTGTTACTTGAACTTGAGGTCCAATGGCTTCTACTATACCTGCAGCATCTCTTTGATAGATCAAACCACAGTGAGTAGAGAAGTCACCATTGTAGTCATTGTTCTCACCAGACTGGGAATTAACAGTACCAGCTAAGAATGGTAGGTTGTTAGAACGCTTGATTTGAATACCAGCAATTTCAACTAGACCTTCACCAGAGTTTAGGTTACCTTGTGAGTTACCATAGTCTCTGTTTAGGATGTTAGAAGATACCTGAGATACAAGAGCGTAGTACTGACGTGGGTTTAGCACGGCTGTACGTCCTGTCTTAGGTAGGTTCTTTTCATCTAGAACTGCTGCTGCCTCAAAGAAGGCATCCACTAATGCTTGTGCATTGTACTCCTTAGTCACACCAAGCTCGATGGTTGTACCACCTGGCTCTGGACCTGGAGATGCAGTGATAGGATGAGCTTCCCTTGCAGCT